AAGAAGTGATGTTCCCATTGCCTGAAGCCCAAGGTTCATTTGTCCTAAGGCAGTAATACCACCACCTAATTTTGTTATGAACGAACCTGAATTATTTATAAGATAATTCATACCTTCTCCAGCGATACCAAATTCTACACCCATTATTTTACTAAGGTTGGCAGCTTTTTCTTGATTACTGGCCATCTTGGATAATTCTGCTACTGAAACACCTAATAAATCAGCAGTTGCTTTCTTTTGGTAATAATCCATTTTATTAAATGCATTTATACCACCTAGTTGTCGTAATGTTTCTTTTGTAGCTCCCTCTATATCATTACTATACGCAAGTTCTCTTGCTTTGTTTAAGTTTATATTTCTACCTAATAAAGCTCCTAATTCTAATTCTTTAGTAATAGAGGATTCAAAATCTAATAAGTTTTCTGCAACTCCACTAAGTGTTTTCATATTAACACCTAATTTTTGAGCATATCCAGCTGCTCTTAATATATTATCACCACCTTCTTCACCAAATAATGCAAATTCTTCAGCTGAAGCTGCTAAATCAGCCATAAGTTCTGATGGTATGATATTATTTTGTCTTGCAAACTCATTTGATGTTTTAATCATATCAGTTGCAACACTCGTAGAACCATTATTTAATCTTGAGAATTGTCCAACTAAGGTAGCTGCTTCTGCACCACTTAGGCCTAATGTTTCTGACATTATACCTATGTTTGTTTTTAGAGCCAATGATGACCCCTCAGTACCTCCTAATTCAGATGATAATGTTTTTGCAGCTTCTGCAGAACCTTCAAAGAAAATCTCTAATAATGCCGTTTCTTGTGCAATACCACCAATTTGAAACATTGATGTTCCAAATTCTTTATTAAGTTTGCCTACTTTGCCAATAATAATACCCATTCCAGAGATAATACCACCTATTGCACCTACAATATTTCCATATAGGGTTTTAGCTGTCATTAAAACTCCTTGAATGGATTTTTTCATTCCATCAATTACATCGTGTTGTTTTTGAATTAAGTCTTTTTGCTCACTTGACATCTGAGAGTATTTGAATGCCAAATCATTTTGTTGTTTAAGTTGTTTTAGGTCTGCTTTTCCTAATTTTCCTTTAGCTTCAAGAATTCCAAATTCTTCGTTCCTTTTATTAATTAATGCTTCTCTTTGGTAATTATCTTCTGCACCTAATTGTGCTATATCTCTATTTATATCTGCAATTTTAAGAATCTGCTTTTGAGCAATACTACCTGTTTTGGTTTTCTTTTCAATTAGTTTTAAATCTTGTAGCTGTAGGTTTGATAAATTATTATATATACTACCTAATGTTTTTAAAGATTTTTCTTCACTTCCAAGTGCATCTAATCTTGCTTGATTATTTGCTTTGATTTGTTTACCAGCCTCAACAATACGAGCATTTCTTTTTTCTTGTGCTTTTATACTTGCTTCACTTTGTTTTTGACCATCTTTTTCAGCTGCATTTATTCCCTTTTGAGCACGTTCAATTAAACCCTTAATTCTAAGAATTTCTTTTTGTATTCGTACATTATCTTGTCCTGAAAATTCAGCCATTGTATAATCCTATCTACTTAGAGTATTTTTGAATAAGTTTATCTAGTTCTTGTCTTTCTTTTTCGATTTTTGCCATTCTATCTATCATAGGTTTTGGTAACCCTGCTTTTTTAGCTTTATCCAAATATCGTTTTGTGGTGTTAGTTTTTACACCATCAAAGAAATCACCAATGAATTTACTTAATCCTTCGTGTATCATATTTTTTTTAGACATAGTGTTTTTCCTATATAATTGTTCTTATATAAATATAGGGTAAAAAAAAAGTGAGGAATTATTTCCTCACTCTTACATTTGGTCCTTTAGAACCACCTTTTTTGTTAACTTTATCGTATTCTGCCTTTTCTTTTGTTTTGGCATCTAATAACTTTTTAAAGTAAAATCTTCTCCAATGGATTGGCATCGTATATACCTCACTCCAAGTGAATCCATTACCATAGTTAACCATTTCCCAAATTTGATTATGAAGTTGGACACTATAATCATTCGGAAGGGTAAAAAAACCCAACCCCAAATGGGATATCAAGTGCCTCCGTTTCACCAGTTATATCTGATGTAAATTCGTATTTCAAATCTAAATCAGGGGATATTTCTTTTATATACTTTCTAAGAGCTCTGGAATCTCTTGCAAGTAAATTATTTTTTACCCATTTGTTAATAAATCCTCTATCATCATTATCACCAACTTTTAGAATCATATATCTTAATCGAGTAGATACTTCTTGATTTACTTCTGATTTTGTTAATCGTTGAAGTGATGCTATTTCAGCATTTATATCTTTTTCATCTTTATGTGATAATAATTTGAAAACTATTTCTGTTTTTAAAGTAGGTAATGTAAAAGAATATGTATTATCTTTACTTACTAATTTATCATCTATATCTTTAGTTTGTACTTTAGATAAATCAATATTTACTTTTTGTGTTTCTAATGTAAAAGGGTCGGTTACTTCTACTTGATAATCTGCACCATATCCTAAGATACGAGTTGCTAAAAGAATTGCGTTTTTATCACCAATTAATATATCACCTATATCAATTCCGTCATCTACAATAACAGATTCAAATAGCTTATCGAGCACCACCCCCTTCCTTATCAAATTTTGTGATGAAAGTATATCCTCTTCTTTAGCGGTCATATACTTTATTTCAACACTACCCTTTGATAATGGGCTTGATTCTGGGTATGGTTTACCCTTAGATGGAAGGTCTATTACTTCCGTAGGAAAATCATATTTTGCCATAACTTTTAATTTAATTTGTTCGTATATAAATATATAACTTTTAAAAATTTAGAAATTAGGCATAAAAAAAGTTCTCACTAAGAGAACTTTTTCGTTTTATAAATATGTGGGAGTAGTATTAGTATTCTAAAATAGCATAATCATAAGATAATGTTAAACTAATTTCGACTGGGTCAGTTGAGTTTGACCAATCTAAATCATTAAACACTGCGTTATTGATAAATGCACCTTTTAGAGTCCATTGTTCAATCTTATCACCAACAGGTCCTAATAGGTAACATTGGATATCTTTTTTATAGAAATCTGCATATCCATCTCTACCTGTAATAGATTCGTGAGATGTTCTCACCCATTCCATTACTGCTTGAGCTCCTGAGGGAACGATTGGGTCATATAGAGTAATCTCTACATCTTGCCATTCACCTTTTCCTTTAAGTTTTCTTTTAACGTTAATGTGGTCAAGGGTAACAGTTTCAAATTGAATTGAAGGTCTGTTTGCTGTTTTTATAAGATATGAAGGGATACCATCGATTTCCATGATGAATCTATTCTTCATCTTCGGTTCGAAGTTGGTATAAAACATATCGTTAAATTCTAATACTTCTGCCATTTTGTTTTCTCCTAATTATATTCTACTATAAATATAGTTCTTTTTTATTTTTAATTAATTATGCCGAGAATGATGCCCCTGTCGGTAAGATGTTGAAGTCTAACACGATGAATTCAGCAGTTTTTGTTGGTTGTAAATAAATTTGTCCAGCCAATATGTTTCTGTCAATTACATCAGGTGTGTTATTACTCTCATCCATCACTACTTTGAATGCATACAATCCTTGTCTTTGTTGTATTCCTTCTAGATATGGATTTACAGTATTTAAGAATCTACTTCTTGTTTGTGAAGTATTTTGTTCGAATACTAAGTATCTTGAAGTTGAAGCGATATACTTCTTAACTTTAATCATTAATCTTCTTACGTTGATTCTATCTAAAGCAGATGCCTTATCTTGTAAAGTCTTTTGTCCAAATGCTACGATACCTTCTCCAGGAAACTGAGCGATTGGATTAACTTTTCCTTCATATAGTGTATCTCTCTCTGAATGTGTTAATCTGTTTAATACAGATACCGCACCTACGATACCACCTCTATTTAAACCAGCTGGTGCAAACCATTCAGCAGCAACTGCATCGTTAGCTGCATATATTCCAGGCATCAATACTGATGGTGGAATTGCAGTTAGTTTATTCGTTCTTGAATCTATTGTTTTAACCCATGGATAGTAAGTACCTACATAATTAGAATCTACATTACTTGCTTGTGATGTAGCATCTGCGATAGTATCATTACCATCAGTTACATCACCGATAAAGAATGCATCTTCTCTAGCTTCTACCATATCAGTTACTTTATCAAATACATAAGAGTGTAATCTTCTTACAACACCAGGTACAGATACTAAGTTGATATCGAAATCATCTGGATTAGATACTGAGTTTATTGCTTTTACATATGCAACTGAACCACTTGATGTTGAAGTAGATAAATTAAATCCTTGTGAGTTTCCAGCTCCCCAATCAGAATCACCATATTTAGCTGATTTGATTGTTGGGTTATTACCATCGAATCCACTTTGGAATCCTACGATAAATTGTCTTTTGTTAATAGTTGTTGGAGTATCAGATGTTGATAATGTATATCCAAAGTTTTTAGTTCCACCAACAACGTTAAATGCCGCATCGAATGAGAAAGCAGTATTACCACCACTTGTTGCCGAATCAGGTATTGGAGATAAGTAATTGTTGTTATCAATTTTTACTACTGCAGTTTCTAAATCAATACCACTATAATTAGAACTTATAGATGAATTGTTATTTTCTGAACCAGTAGCGAATAAAACTGATGGGATTACTGTTTCATCAACACCATCAAATAATGGGTTAATGTATGCAGCATGTCCAAATGGTGAAGCTGTTATAGGGAATGAACCTTCTTCAGAACATTCTATTCTAACATACTTAGAATTATTTTGATAATCACCATTATCTGTTTGTTTTCCATTCTCATCAATTGTTACATTTCTATCACCAATTCTTTTCTTGATATAATTTGGTGAAGCTGGGTCTAAGTTTACATTATTCCATGTTTCAAGAATAACTGGTCTTTTGTTAGTATCAGAGTATCCTCTAATAGATACTGAGAATGTTGAATAATCAGTAGCGTTTGATGAACCAGCAGCTTTTACATTAAAGATACCAATTTTATATTCTTTGTTGTAATTAGTACCATCACCTAAAGTGTGGAACTTAATTAAATTATGTCTTTCACCAGAAATCAACTGTGATTGTATCCAAGGAGTAGAAGCATGTGTTGGGCCTTCAATAGCTGAGAAGGTTTGAGTTGCCAATTGTCTTACTATTACTTTACCTCCTGCTGTTAATGTAGATTGTATATCTGTTGCAGCCTTTTCAAAGTACTTGTAAGAATATGCTTTTTTAGAACCTCTAGCAGATTCTCCAAATACATCAGATATATCGTTTCCTGCACTTGGTAGTACAGATGCAGATACCGATGTTCCTAGTTGAGAACCACTAATAAGGAAAGCTGATGAACTGTAAGCCGAATCAATAGTGTTAGAAGAGCTATCAAATCCAACAGTTTGAGAACCATTGTGTGTTGCATTTAAAGCACCTATTAATTTAATTACTCCACTTCCACTTGCTTGTACTGCTATTCCTAAAGGTTTAACTTGTGAATAACCACCTTGATGACCAACACGAACAATAGTTACTGTTCCTGCATCTCTAAGGTAATTTTGTACGGTATATCCTGTATAGTATGAACCATCAGGTGTACCGAATATTTCTTCAAATTCTGATTGTGTATTTACAACGGTTGGTACAAAAGCAGGTCCTTTATGGAAAGGTCCAATTATTGCTGCTCCTATTTCACCAATCCCTTGTGATAAGAAAGAAAGGTCATTCTCTCTTGTAAATACACCAGGTGATACGATTTTTTCTGCCATTTTATTTTTACTCCTTGTTAATTATCTTGTGTAAATGTACACATATAAATATTAAATACTTTTTGTAAAGTATTATTTTTTTGTTTTAGTAACTATTTCTTCTGTTTTTTCTAATGGTGTAAACGTATTTGTTGTTGGGTCATAGTTCCCATCACCATACTTTTCGTTTAAACCTTCAAAGATTTTCTTTTCTTCAGATTGTAAGTTTTTATGAGTTTCAATTAGTTGTTTTTTAATTACATCTAATTCTTCATTTCTTTTTTCTCTTTCAACTGTTAGTTGTCCAAGTTGTGTAAACACATTTGAAACATCTTGTCTAAGTTGATTAATTTTACCAACTTCTTCTTCTGTAAACTTAATTTGTTTTGCCATTTTGATATATTTTAGTTAACTTTTTAGTTATATATATAAATATATAGTTTTTTTCAAAACGATAAATAAATTATTATCTATTAATCGTTAATGTTGTAGTATAACTACCATTCAATCCATGGTCAATCGCTCTTACTCTGGCATAAAATGTACCAGAACTTAAAGCAGTTACAACATTTAATGTAGTTGAGTTATACTCATCTTCATCTATAATAGGTGATGAGAAATCAGAATTGTTATCAACTTGTATTCTATATGAACTTGCACCACTTACAACATCCCATGTAATATTATGAGTTTCATTATCAACTTCTGTATAAGCTAAGTTTGTTGGAACACCTGGTGCTGATAAATCACTATGAGAATCTCCACCTTTGTTGTGAGTTACATATCCATTAATTAAGTAAGTATCTTGAGTTTCTACATCAATAGTTACAATCTCTACTGTTTCATCAACAGTTTCAATTGATGTTATATCACTTTCAACTAAAATCCCATCTACTTTTCTTATCAATTTATCATTTTGATTAATAACTCCTATTTTTTTAAATCTAAATAAACCATCAGATGAGTCTTTTACTAACATTGGATGGTCTTGTGTTGCTTTTATTTCTCCATTATTAATATTGTAATAAGCATCTGCAAATGAGAATACTACATTTACAACTTCAACTTCTTCTGCATTTTCTCCTTTTTCTTCAGATGACCAAGAATAGAAATCTCCATCAGAAGTTTCAGATAATCCACTAAATGAATATCCTTGTAATTTTAATCCTTCTACTATATCACCTGCTTCAATAGTTGAACCATCTTGTAAAGTTACTGGTGTATCTACTAAGATACAAAGTGAATCAGAGTTACCATCATAAGAATCTACTGAAAAAACTGATTTAGTAATAGCTACATTATGTCTTGTTGCATGATGATTAAAGTTATCTGCAAATGTTGCACTAATTGTATGAGAATTATTACTCATTAAAGAAGTTTGTGAACTTACTCCTTGTGGATTCATTGTATCAACTGTTATTGTTCCTGTTGCACTTGGGTTTGAACCTATTGAAAGGAAACCAGCAGTAGTAGCATTTGAATTATAAACTGGAGATATTGTCCAAGTAAAATTTTGATGCCTAGATGATATTGATGAAAACTTACTTCCAGCTCCTCCAAACGTTATATCATAGTTCTCACTAGTACCTTCAACAGCATAAGTAAATCCATCTAATGATGAATCAACCGAATCTATACCATAATCATCTATTTTTACAATTGTTCCTGCAGAACCATTTATTGCATTTAATGATACATTAGCACCTTGTGTTATACCTGTTGCACCTGCTAAATCATTTAAACTAAGTGTATCTCCTGAACTTCTAGCCATTTTTTTCTCCTATATATTATAAATATAAAGTAATTCTTCTATCCATTTATCTTTATTAGAAAAATTACTAATCATGTATTTTTTTATTTTATTGAACCATTTATTTTTTTCACTATAACTTGATTCAATAACTCGTGTATAAATATGATTAAATTCTTTTTTAGATGAAGCTCTATATGGATAATCTAAGTCTTTACACCAATCTTTATGTAAAATAGGTATCTTTCCTCTATCTACTGCCTCAAATATACCATATCCAAATGGCTCTGATGAGAATGCTGAATGAGATATTCCCCAATCCATATTATAAAACATATCTTTAAATTTTGAATCATAATGATAAATTTTTGATTTAGAATAATCATATTTAGCAAAACCTTTCCATACAGTTTTGAAATGAAATGAATTTGTAAATATAAAAGATTTTATTCCATCTAAATAATGAGGATTTTTTCTTCCCTCACATCTTGAAGCAAATCCTAAATTTTTTGATTTACTTAATGGTAAATTATATTTAAATTTATAAAAGTTTGTAATATTTGTATTTTCGGTTAAAATATCATATAACCCAATCCATATATTATGTTTAGTATGTGTATTTACTTTTTGTTCCCAAATTGAATCTATAAATGGATGCCAACCAAAATACGCATCTGTTCCAACTTGTGATTTTAAAATATGGTCTACTGAATTATGTAAAACATTTGAATGAATTTTATCTAAATTATTATTAATAACTTTCATTGGAGTGTAATGACCATGTAATATATTGATTCTCCTTGCTCCTTTACATAGTTCCTCAAACTTTTCTATATCATCCCCATGCCAATATGCTTCTATTGGAAATTGATAATCTTCATGTCCTTTTGGTTTGTTTCTATGAATTAGAAGAATGGGTTTTACATCTAATTTAGGAGCAATAAGTTCCATCCATAGATTTACCCAAGTATCAGTACCAGCATTTACCCAAGGGCCTCCACCAGTAGTATAATACACATCATATACCATAAATTTATTTTTTTACAATAATTAAACCTGCAAAAGTACCAGCAAAAGTTACAGTTACTCTATTTACTGAATTTGTTGTTACTGATTGTGCCTGTTCTTGTTGTGAAGTTGAAGTATTCCAACATTGTACTATTGGATATTGTTCGTTTAAGTTGTGGTCTACTACATATGAAGATGCTCCACTAACTGTTTCTTTGTGAGTAGTTAAATCTGTAATTT